TCTGGGGTATAGATAGCTGATTCCATGTATTTTACAACTCTTTCAAATTTAGCGTACTCTAAGTCGTTGAATTTGCTTCGGTTTTTATCGTCTAAATTGGCTAGAATGAAGTCTAGATGTCTTTGCATGTAAGGCATAAACTCATCTTTAGGCAGAATATTCATATCGTACTGTAGCGGCTCTTTTAAGTATGGGGTATCAAAACGTATGCGTTGCCATTTGTTCTGCTCAAATCCGTTATACTTAACACGCCATTCTAGAATCTTTTCCAACAAACTTTGGAAATTTGTCACCGTAAGAATATTAAATGTAATCATAAAAGTGATAGGCAACTGTGTGTTAGTTAGATAGGTATCTAAATTACGTTCCCATACTGTTAAGTCTAATCCTGTTCGAATATACTCTGCAGGCGGTCCCCATGTATCCATGCTGGTAAAAATTTTAAAGTCCTTGATCTTGCCACCGTTGACTAGATTGTTTACTTTTTCAACTAGGCGATCAATCAATATGGGCTTAACACCAAAATTTGTATTAATGTTGAGTTCTAAATTAGGTAACGGATTGTTTTCTAAATCTTCTAACAAGCGCCAGGTACTAGATTGCAGTAATGGCTCTCCACCTGTGATGCGTAGTATCGTTAGAGTCTTGCGAACTTCTGGCCACCAGCGCCACCATGCATCCACATAGGGATTAGTTTCTTCTTCGTAGATCTTGAACCAATCGATGTCATTGCGATGATTTTTAACCATGTGGTAAGGACCATGATCTTTGATTTCTTTATAATAAGCACTGCTATGCTTAGGATGACAATACCCACATTTAAAATTACATTCGTTACCGAAACTAATTTCAATATACTGTGGATTGATATTTTGATCCCACTCACCGTCTCTGATCTGTTGGAATCTTTGATCTGTATAAATTGTGCTATTACGTTCTTTGCGATCACTGACATAATCTTCACCCATGGCTTCGATGTTCCAACAATAGTTGCACCCGCTAGGCTTGCCACCGTTGAGCATTTCAAGACGTTCCATTTTCTTTTGAGATGTATTATGCAATGCGCTAGAATCAATGATGATTTCATCTAACGGTATGGCATGTGGTGGTGGATGATAGCAACTGTGCGTTTCGCCTGTGCCTAAATAAATTGTGGTGTGGTGCCATTTGGCCATGCAAAATGTAGGCGAAATTTCATTCATTATAGGAATAAATTTTTTAATTCTTGCTATATCGTTCATCAAATTGTTCCTTGAGCCATTCAAAATCATTGATCTTTTTAAGAGCTTCTAAATTTATTTTGTGTTCGATGCCGTAATCTCGTCCACTGATTGCACCGTCGATTGCATAACTATCTGTGGATTCTTCACACCACACTCGCAATCTTTCTTGTGTTTCTTCCTCTTGTTGACGATCGATGATTCGACTGGCCAGTTTACAACATTCCCTAAACGAACTTTTCCATGTGTTAAAAGGATCCGTATTAAATCCGTTTATATTCGAAACATCAGGCATTGGTCTAAACCATTTACTAATACTTGTAGTCATGTCTAGCTTGCTTAGATCCATATCTATGGTCATTTGTTTTGGCAATAACTTAATGCCACCGTTGCCATATTCTAATCCGTTTACAGGATTACGACTTTTCCATACATGCACCGTAGACTTGGCATTAAAATCATAATAAGGAATCTGATAATTAAATTCAAAATCTGATTCTATAATTGCGTCAGCATCTACCACATAGAACATTTCTGTTTCACACATTTTTGCTGCTTCGATATGAGCTTGATGGATTCCTTTTACTCCGTCGATCCTGTGAACATTATGAGTTGGGCGATTTAATCTACGATAATTTTCTTCTGCAAATGATTCGTGGTAGGAAATAAAAGCAATATCAAACGGACGAGGAACACTTGCAACAATGTCTATTTCTTTTTTCTTTGTAAAAAATCGATAATCCCATTCACGTTGTAAGACACGTGTCGATCTAGGAAAGATACAAATACCATCAAAATAGTTGCCGTTTTTAAACACATGAATATATTCTTCGTCCCATTCAAGAACACGATAGTCAAACTTAAAATCCGTGATCAGCAAATAATCCCATACCACCCAAAAGAATTTGGTAAACGACTTAGATTTTACTTCTTCGAATGATTTCACATTTTCTAGTTTTTGTGCATTAGGAAATTGATGTTTGAATGTTAACCAAACACTTTCATTAATTTTACCTTTGCCTACTAAAAAAATATCATACATCCACAGGCATCCGATAATATGTCAACCCTAGATTAATAGTTTCATCGTACAGCTCTAGTGTATACCTGCTTTGACTTTCGTCAAGCCATGGCCAGTCAAATCCCAAGTCGAGTTTAATTTTATCTCCGAGTGATTTGATTTCTTCTCGTAGACCGGCACTGGCCGCTTCTTCGAAAGGTCGACCATACTGATTCCATATCTCTCTAAGGATTTCAAAGTCTCTAACTTCTACATAGTTCCATTGTGTACAGTTAGCTAGCCATGTGCCTAATCTTGCACCATAGACAGCATAAAGACCATTTTCTTCATGTGCGCCAACTGTGGACCACATACGCAGTCTGTGAATGTTGTGCCACCAAATACGTTCTTTGATTTCTTGTGGCGGAACCTTGACTCCGTCAAGCAAGGTCATTTTTACACCTTCTCGGAAGCCGGCCCTCCATGCTTGGAATGGTGACCCGGTAATAATGCTTTCACTGTAGACACGAGGAAAATTTTTATAACCTTCTTCCCAACAAAAATCCACTTGCCCACGATCGCTGTCACTGTTTTCATGTGTACGCATGTTAAGCACAAAATCTTTGTGCCAGATTTTTAATCCGCCGTTGCCATACCGTAAGCCGTTGATGCTGTTTCTTCCACACCAACCATAGACCTGTATTTTAGGATCAGTCATATCTAGTTCTAGATTAAAGAACGCAGGATCCACAATATTATCAGCGTCGACCGTGATGAACCAATCTGTTTCACTTAGTTCTGCTGCGGCTTTGTGTGCATGGTCGCTGCCTTTTATACCATGCACACGTTTGGCCCAAGGTACTTTATTACATAAGTCAGCATAATGCAGATCTGCATTTGGCTCATCGTAACTTAGAAAGATCACATCAAATTCTACTGTTTTCATTTATATTCTATAACATAATTTTTAAATAGTCTTCTGGTGTACACACTGAACTTGGGATAGGTAAAATCTGTTATCAACTTGTATTTTCCAATAAGATCATTAATTGTAACAGTAACAACTTCAAATAGCAAGTTGGGGTCATTGTATTCGGTAACAAAAAATTTCATTTCGGTGTCACCGTCCCATACAATATTACGTTTCTTTATTCCAGCTCTAGCTTTGCGTGTTCCACCAAATTCTGTGGATAATTCTATTTTCAAAGTGGACAGTTTAGAATCATACTTTATATAGATATCCGGTTTGGTTATTTCTGAATCTTCCTTAGAAATAATTCTGTGTAATACATCGTCTATCTTATAAACACTTTTTATCTCGGCTACTTCTAAGGTATTAGAATTCATATCAACCACACAGTTATCAATTTTGATTTCTGCGTTAATTATAGATTCAGCTAGTTCCTTGTCTACCGGTATCTTATATTTTTGATCTTTGAAAGCATGTCTGGGACCTACACTGATCACTGCCCCGGTATCGGGGTTATACGTTGCAACAAATTTTACCGGAGGTAATTTATAATTTGTAAACCATTTATCAAAATCTTCTATTTCTTCCATACAATCTCCTCAAGAATATTAATCATTTCAGTGTTAATTTTATCTTTTTCAACATAATGGATAATATCATGTTGTTGATAATTCCCTATCTTCAATTCGCCTTTTTTGTTTAGATAAAATCCCACATGGTCACTCCACTGGTCGGAAGGCCAAGGCCAATTCTGTATCATAGGTTTCATATGTATCACTCGAGGAAATTCTAAAGGATAGGCAATGTCATCTACAATGTCAAGTATTTTCGCCGCCAATGCGAATGCTTCGTCTGTGCCTACAACACGAGGTTTGTGATCTGATAAAAAAATATTTGAAAATTCTACAGGATTTTTAATAATATATCTTCCTAGATCAAAGAATTCTTTAACTACTGCGCTGTCTTTTTTAAAAAAAGTATAAAAACTATATAGATTAGGTAAATTATTTTTTGTGAACGCCTTGCGATAATGATGGTCGATCACTGTCTCTCCTCTATAAGTATAGCTTTTATTGGTTATATATAAATCGCTGTGTTGAATAAAATATTCTGCCCAATGGCTGTAGTCCCTCATAAACAACATGTCTACATCTAAGCACACGGTATTTTCGAATGGTGTTAGTTTGTCCATCCAGGACCTACCATTCCAAAATGTTTCTTGACTCCATTCTATAACATGATCAAATACCCAACTGCTGTTTAGATTATCAAGTTTTTGTTTGTTATCGATTACCAAAGCCACTTGATCAAATCCTGGTTTTTGAGTGTTTTTGATACTCAATGCTAGTGCATAGGCTAATTGTAGATAATTTACGGTATCGTGTTCTGACACAATCAACAGATATCCAAATTTCATGTTAACTCCAACAATTGACCACTGTGTCTAACTATGCTCTGCTTGTTCATCACATGTATGTCAACACCTTGTATTCGAGCCGCACAATAATTTGAATCTAATTTCGGTGATACTAATACAGTCAATTTATCAGCATCAACTGAATGCAATATATCTCTGTCTTGTAGTGTCAAAATTGGTGGCAACTGACCAGTTGTGACTTGTTCAAATCCGGCTAATACATGTTTGGCTACACTAAACGCAATATCATTTCTATATTGTTTTGAATCGAATCTGTAGGTGTCAGCATAATATTGATAATTATCCTGAATATGGTAAACTAGATCAAAAAATATTTTTGAATAATTATTTTTTGTGAACATCACTGTGGTCGCCCAATACAATTTAATACCTACATCAGAAACATATCGATCATGGTATCCTATTCTTTGATGATCATAGATATCGTTAATAGATTCTCCAATCATTACGTCGCTGTCTACATCCCAATATTCTGCTAGTCTATTAGAAAACACAAGAAAATCCGCATCAATCAATAGTGTACGCTGATAGGGAGTGATGTCGTAGGCAGAATATCTGTTGGTGTTGATAAATTGAACTACGCTGCGTTCCTGACCATCATGCAATCCCCTAGAGTTGTTTGATCCAGGTCTTTCTACCACAAAAATATTTTCAAACACTGCCTGTGCTCTGTCATAGATCTTAGATGTTATCATCCAATCTACAGTAGTTTGATCTGTTACCAATGACGCTGGCTGTCCTAGATATTTTTTAGCCAGGCCTCCGGAAATAACTGCCATTAACGCATAATCGACCGTGCGATTATTATGAGCATAGATTAATATACCTTTGGTCATAACTCTAATAATTTTTCTACTGATCTACTTTTTTTAAGATGTTGATCTTGTTCGAAATATTCATTAGTGGCTTCAAAATATCTAGTAAAGCATTCATCTCTGAACGCTGTTAGGTCTTCAACCAGTATGGGGTTTTCATTTACGTCTAACAACACAACTCCGGAGGTTCGACCTTTAGTCAACAACATTTCTAAAAAAGTCAAAAGTATTCTGTCAACATGAAACAGACCACCGTTGTGGCCCATGGTTAATTTGGCTGCAATTTTTTCTTTTAGGATTTTACGTTGGATGGAAAAAGTTTGCCTGTAATTGGAAAACTCTAGAGCTTTTTTAAGTTGGTCCTGCATGTATTCTCCTTGATTATCTGCGCACTTTATTTAGTGGCTGACCTAGACAAGGAAAAAATTATGGTGCAATAGCTGTGATTGTTACCGTGGGTAATGTCACTGAAAAATTTCCTAGGCCCAATGGCACTAGAATTCCGGTAGCATATAGCAAACTTGCTGACACAGAAAATGTACCGTCTACCGAATCAACATAGTCTGGAAAAGGGTTTGAGGGATGCTGACCAGGATCAACATAGTTGTCAACGAACTCTATATGCCATTCACCTTGGCTAGCTGTACCTGTAGAATTGTTGCCGGCTTCCGCATCTAAGGTCCTGGCGTAGATCTTGTAGGTATTAGATCCGTATGGGCTAGATCCGCTTAAACTGTACCACAACTGACGAGTGTTAGTACATCGATACCAATTTTGGCCATCGTTTGGGCTTACTCCTGTGGCAGGATTGTTGCCGCCAAAGTTCTGCGTACCTGCAGAACTCAGTATAGCGGTCCATGCATTATTTTGATTGTTGTTTGTGCCGCCAGAACGAGATGCTGTCAATCTAATCTGGCCACCGCTGTTCCAAAAATATCTAGCTAGCGTGGCATTGGGCCAAGTAGCTGTAACTGTGCATCGTATAAGACTGTTCCATGATGCCCCATATACACCTGGCCAGGTTGTGCTTGATGGTGCTGAAGGAATATTAACTGCTGACTGACTACCAGCTACTGTGAATCGATTAGAGTTAATGGTATTGGCAATAGCCTGATATGCATCCACAGGAGCGTTCGATGAATTGAACCTCACAGTGTCGCCTTCTATCACTGTGCTTGGAGTTGGAGCCGTACCAAAAATATGAGTCCATGCATTGATAATATCATTACGTAGTTGGGAGATATGTGTAACCGTCAGGGTAGTTCCCTCTGCTACAGCAGAACTGTTTAATGGTTGACCGTATCCAAAAGGTCCTGCGCCTGCACCTAGGTTGTTAACCACGGTGCTTCTTATTGAATTATAGTCATTTACACGTATTAAATCATTGACGGCCATAGAGATCTTTTTGTATTGAGTGTGCTATTTAATACATCAACTGCCGCTTATCGCAGAAAGTGAATATGTAGGACTTGTTATAGTAAATGATCCCGACGGTAGTAAACTGCCGGTAGCTTTGAGTTCAGAACTTGCTAGGGTCAGTGTGCCGTTTACACTATCCCCGGGTGGTTGTACATTACCGGTAGCCACGTCTGGATCAACATAACTATCTAACAAAGTCACACGTAAGAACAATTGGGTAGCTGTTCCTGTACTGTTATTGGCTACATTAGTTCTAGCCTCTAAGGTGTACGAGTTGTTAGAATATGGACTGCTAGCAAAGCTGGTATAATAGGTTTGGAAAGCATTTGTCAATGTGTAATATGTGACAAAAGCATCTGTGTCAGCACCAAAAGATCTAGTGCCAATTGAGTTCAAAATGTTAACCCAAGCAGTGTATTGAGGTGTTACAGTACCGCCTGTGAGTGTGGGAGTGAGTCTGATTTTGCCGCCGCTGTTGAAAAAATATCTAGCTTCGTTAGCTGTAGCGAATGTAACTGTCAAGGTGGCTGTAACACTATTCGACCACGCGGATGAGTAGGTTCCGGATGCTTTTGCAGTAACTATTGCCTGACTGGCATCAATTTTAAATCTGTTTGCTAGAGCTGTGTCTAACAGTGTATCATAATTACTATTGGGCGAAGCTGCGCCAAATCCAATAGGGTCCCCAATGTTTACTGTTACAATATTTGGAACTATACCGTCTTGATGTAGTCTTATGTTAACAATATCATAGCGCAGTAAATCCCACTGTGCTCTGGTAATTGTATTGCCAGTAAACACGTCGGAACTTTGTACGGTTTGCCCATATCCTTGTGTACCAGAACCCGTGCCTATCATCGATTCCGCTTTGTTTTGTATAGCTACATATTGTGCAGCGAAGACGTTAGTTCCTAAAGTCATTATAACACCAATGCTTCTATTACTGTGATATTATCCGAGCCGGTCGACTCTAGTGCTACTGCAAACACATTGGCATAATTGCCATGTGCTGCAATCGCTGCGCCTCTCGGCCCGGCTACCAAACGATCACCTTTTCTAACTGAACCGTATACTTTACATGGTACACGACCTTTTAGAGCAATATAAGTGCCGCCTTGTAATTCACTGTTCATCATATAAGCTGG